AGCCACTTGTGGTGAACTGTGTTTCTTTTATCTGTTAGATTCCACAAGAGATCTGCGTCAGACTCTATGTGAAGTTTTTTTACGTAGTTCCTACTTTCTCGGAGGAACTGCTTGGAATGACGTTGTAAGTCGTTGCTAGCTAGGAGCCAAACCAGAGCTGACTTAGTACTGTCTGGGGCTGACCCGTAGATCGCTATCGGCAAATCGTCTTCCATTATCGTTATGCTTATTGGGGAGCATTCCACCGACCTTGAAAGACCGGAGAGGGCATCAAGATCGGAGGTTGCTTTGATTTCTTGCCTGTCTGCTTCCCGAAGCCGTGAGGCTAATGACGGAATATGCCAAGCCTCAGTAATTTCGGTATGTAGCATTAGAACCTTCTGACTGCTTTTGGTGACCACTGAGCGGTCCATTCTGAACCTGTGAAGGTGCAATGGAACGGAGTGTCATTAAGCAGTTCTATTTTTGTGTATAGATTTTCACCCATGATTGGGAACTTGAACTCACCATCGTCTAAAGATAGCCCCCCAAGCACGTTATTCTGGGAGCCAAGGTTTCTACCTGAGAAAGTATACTCATAGGGAGTACGTCCTCTGTTAGTGACTCTTGTAGAAAATTGGGCTGTATCTTCATATTGAACCGATAAGTATCTTATAGATAAGCGCCCATCCTGAATGGTTACTTGTCCTTGACCTTTATCTTCTTTGAGGAAGAACGGGGAGTATTCGTATTTAAAGGTATAGTTTCTACCAATAACTGCGTTGTTATATGCTGACCCTGTATAATCACCTATAGCTGTAAAGCTGGTGGCGCTTAATCGAGTGGCGTTTATTACAAAACCCCTTGGTCCACTATCATCGCTCTGCACAAATACTGTATCAGCAGGGCTTGGGTGAGGTAGTGTAAAAGTAGTTAAATTGGAACTGGCGCTATACGCTCGAGTACAATCAGAGAACTTAAAGGAGTGGTCTAAATGTATAGGGAAAGATGAATTAGAACGCACCGAGTCTTCCTCGATGTTAATCTTTTCCATATACAAGCCATCAGAAGCGTAATCCACTAACATAAACATATCGTTATCGATTAGTGTGAAATACTTTATATCACCTTCAAATACCCATTTACCCCAAGAAGATTGAATTTTACCTTGGGTTCCTTGGAAATACTTATAGCAGTACATTTCTTTGGGATTGTTGCCTAAAATAAAGACACTCGATAAGCGGCTAGATCCTGACACATACTGCACAGGTGCTTTGATGTATTCAGGTACTTGAGCTGATACTTCATCTGCGTTTTCAGTATTCAAATCATTATCAACAAAATACTCCATAAATTTGGAGTTTGTACCTGTGTCATCTGCAAAATAGATGTATGCGCCTACTTGTATAGGGTTCGTAGTTCTTGAGCAGTTAAAAGCTGAAGCAAAGTTTAGTTGGGCTGTCTTGGGGGAGAGTAAATCCGCAGAGTCAAGAATGTACTGCGTCCGATCAGAAAAGATCAGGAGTTTCTTGTTAAACGGGATTGCGAAGTTGAGGAGAGTAACCTGACCAGTAACCGCTGCAATATCGATAGGGTCACTGTCAATTAACTGGGCAACTGTTGTGCGCCAAAAGTTCTCAAAATAATCAGCTTCGGATAGTACAACATTCTCATCAGATAGGAAACCCATACGGCCCTGATGGATAAAAATGTCATTTATTGGCTTACCTATGAAAGTAGGATCGCTGTTTGTTTCTTCATCGCCAGCATACAGTTCTGCCCAAGTATGAGTAGAGAAGGTAAACTGGTCGGTGTTGATATCATAAGCTAGTTTATGGGGCAAGGTATTAGCAGTAATTACTCGCTTTTTACCATAACCAAAAGTCTCAATCCATAACTGCTTGTCGGCATTATAAACAACATAATAGTCGTCACCTTCAAATCCTGGTTCGCCTAGAATTCTTACCAATCGACCATTTTTATCCTGAGCCGGTAAATCCTCAAAAGAAGTAAGATCTTCTTTAAAGGCTTTCATAGCGTTGCCGCCATTTCCTTCATCTATTGTTACTGTATCTGTAGCACTCAAATATAAGGAAATAGTCGAGTTATACCTTTCCGCTGTATATCCTGCTGCTGTTAGGTCATTAACAAGCTCTTGGGCGATCTCTTCGGTTCTCTCTACCGCATTAGATGCCTCAGTATTTGCGCCTGTTGTAAAATTAGCTTTCAGTACATTATTTATGTAAACTGCGTAATTTGAGTTCGATAAAGAACCCTTAATAAAGATAGACCAATATCTAGTAGGGTCCAATCTAGCAGGGCTTATACCAGATTCAGCAGTTGTTGTTGCAGCCGCACTTACTGTTTTATTTAATATGAAAGTAGTATCACCTACCGTAATCATCTTACAGTTTTCAAGAGGGCTTGTGCCAAAAGTTAGGTAAGACCCAGTCAGCGTACCGTTTACAGTTTTTGATGCACCAGTGTCATCGAAAACTTTGATATCGTTATTCTGAACTACAAGGAAAAACTTCTTACCATCGAATCTTTGGAAGTAATGTCCTTTAACAGAATTAGATACATTATTACCTACTTTAGCAACAATTTCGCTTCCTGCTCGTTTCTGCAAGCCAGCAACAAGCGAAGCCCAACCGTTTTCCATTTCAGTACAAGAGTTCTGTAAACGAAGAGCTGGGGGCTGCTGACTGACACCGTTAAACATGTTTGGCATAGAGCCAGCAACTAGAGCCATTAGTAAGTCCTCCTCACAGGGGCTATACGAGCCACAGTGGTATAGGTTGAATAACTGTCAGTAATCATATTGTGGTCACCAGTCTCTGCCTCTTCATGCTGCAACAAAGCCCATGCTTGTTGTTCGTCGCTGCGGTTGAATTTAGAGAGGGACTCAGATCCTAGGGTCCGTTCTTGAAAAACACGGGAAGATCGCATGGTAATATAACGTCTAGCAGCTTCCGGTATCTCGTCAAAATCAAGTCCCATAGTGGGTTGTAGGTTTAGGGTTTGGGTGAATGTATATGTATTTTCTTTTCGATTATAGAGCTTCATTCCACGCTGCACTACATCAACACTTTTGTTTTTACCCGCCGTGTCTACACGTAACGTGTTTGCAGGTAATAAAATTTGATTAGAAATATTGGGTGAAATTGTGTGAATTTCTGTGTTCCAATGCCAGCCGTTAGATTGTACTTCACGGGAGACTTCATCGATAATTGAGGAGGCGACCTGAGCATCAACCTGAAGTCCTACGAGTGAAGCTACCGGCGCTTCGCCTATGTTCGTTAGGCAGACATTCACGGCCTCTATTTTAGTAGTGGGGGTCAGTGCCATGTTATCCTCTTTTCAAAAGAAGAGAGACCCCCGAAGGAGCCTCTCTAATTATATGCTTAGGCAGTTTGAATCTGCACAGCAGCTTCGTTACGGAGTACACCGTGACCGACAGCATACTTTGCGACCATCAGGGTTCCTTGACGACGGATGTCATACTCGGACTCTGTAGATAGATCCATAAGCTTTACCGTACCAGCGCATGATGGGTGGAATACGATAGCAGTTGTGTTAGCAGCAGGAGCAACTTGCGCTCCGCCAGCACCACCAGCAGCAACATCTGTACCTGTGACGTTAGCCACTGGGAGGTTGTTGGATTTCAATACATCGATGCCAGCCACTTGCATGACACGACCTGATGCGGTTGAACCATTGCCGCCGTTACCAAAGTCAACATTCTGTACTTTGGAGCTGTTAGCCAGCAAGTAATACTGAGCTGGTTTAACAACTACATACCGATTATCTTCTGGGACGTTCTTCTCATCGAGTGCCTGAGCAGCCGCAAAGATAGAATCTACCAAGGAGTCAGCATTAGTGTTACTGTCTGCATCAGTAATAATTGTACCAACCATATCAGCTTCACCTGTAACGGTGGCTGTAGAGTCGTTAGCTGCCTGAATAAGCGTCTGTAGGATATGCTTATCCATCTGGTTAGCTAAGGCGACGCCCATTTCTTTTGAGTACACCGAGCGAACATCATAATGATTTTTAGCTTCATCGATATTTGCAATGAAGGTTGAAGTCAGTAGCAGGTCATTAATAGTAATGACTTTTTCTGCATGATTGATGCTAGATCCAGTGATCTCTGATCCAGGAGTATGGTACACAGCAGATGTGCGGCCCATGACAGGGAACTGAGCGGATTTACCATTCGCAATTGTGCGAACTTGGTGCTTGTCCATCATAACGGTCTGCTGCTCAAATGCAGTCAAGACTTCGCCAGAGAAGACTTTTAGAAATAGGGCGTCCGTATCGGAACCGCCGTTTAGTGCGCCTAAGCGTGAAGGGGTAGCGTTAGCCATTTTTGTTGTACCTCATTGTACGAGTTAAAATAAAAGGGGTTAACCTTAGATTACTCGCCACCTTTTCTTTCGAGGTTGTTCTCCGCAGAGAGCCAGAAAGTACAAATGGTCTGTGTTCTTTAGGTCTTCATGCCTCGATTTTTATTACGAGACATTATTGAAAGGTTATTAGCTGAGTTGTTAAGAGTGTTATTATCTCGGTGGTGTACGTCTTTACCGTCGCCTTTCCGAGCTAATCCCTTACGTATCATTAAACGACGAGCTGCATTTCGTCCTGCCCGTCGCTGTTTTTGCTCGGGCTTGGAATGGTAGTCAGCATATTCTGCTGCGTAATCCCTAGCCATATTCTAATTCCTTTACATTATGTTGGAACGAGACAGTTTCTGTGCGACTTGATCACGGAACGCAGGATCAGCACTGTATCGTGGGTCTGCCATATCAGCTTTCATTTGAGCTAGGCTCGAATAAGACATAACAGATGGGCGGGATTGTCCGGCTAGATTTCTAGCTGGCTCAACACCCTGTTGGGCCTCATACATAGAGCGGAGACCTTGAACAGCGAATTTGGTTTCTTCCATATCGCCGCTATTAACTGCTCGGTTAAATGCATCTACCTGACCATCTGTTAGATTATCAGATGCCCACTCAACCATTGAGCTGTAATTTTCTTGACCACCGACAGAGGAATATACCTCGGCGGTAGTTGTCTGAAGTAAGGATTGTTGTCCCTCAATAAAGCTGTCCACGATCTCTCGGGGGATACCAGCTTGCTGGAGGGATTCATAAGATTGGTCTGTAAGACCTTCGTTATCCCAGTATTCACTGCTGAGAGCGTTGAAATCTAGACCAGCTTCTTGTACAGCCTCACGAGCGACCTCTTCAGAGTTTTCAGTATTTGAAGAATCCGTACTTCCAGTTTCGCTTTCATCCACATCAGCCTGTCTAGACTTTGTAAAATTAGATTGAAGTTCTTCATATGCTTTCTCTAGTTCCTCATATGAGCCAAATTTACCCAATATTTTTTCATCACCAGAAGGTGACTGCGCCTCGTCTTGAAGCGCAGCCTGATCTTCCAATGATGGATTATTATCTTGGGGGTCAATGTTAACCGTTTCCGTTGCCATCATTTAATCCTTGTTGAGCCATTTCCATAGCGGCTGGTGTAGCCTTCTCCGCCATTCTGCCCATTGTTTCATTTGCCATCATCTGCTGTTGAGCTTCAACGGCTTGCTGTTGCTCCATTTGGATATCTTCCTGAGTTTTCACAAGACCATCCATATCAATACCAAGAGCTGTGCCGATACGCTTGATGTAATCAGGAACATTCATGTATTGAGCTACAGCTTCGGGACCGAGTGGCTGTAGAGCAGTAAGAAATGCATTATATTTGTTGAGATCATGTCCCCGACCTAAAGCTTCTAGACCTGTCACAATAGCTGGCCTCACAATACCTTTAGGTAAAGCTGGCAGCTTTTTAGCTTTGGTCATTCTATCCATTAGACGGTTGACCAAAGGAAGCTGAAATTCCTGACTTAGGATCGAATAAACACCGCCTAGGGCATCCTCGAGTTCCTTCGCCATAAAACGTACTTCTTCAGCGGTCACACGTTCACCGGAGCGTTGTACTGCGCTATTCATAAGGAAAGCGTAACTCAGCCGTTCCGTAATAGTTCTGACGGTATCGTAAGCAACACGCATATCAGCGTATTTCTCAGTTTGAAGAACAGAAACCTCATTGGCATTACCAGCTACAATGGCACAATTCTCAGCTTGAGATATGTCACGCATACGGGTGGTGCCATTAGGGTTCACCATGAATATAACCTTAGAAGACGCTGCTGCGGCCTCTACGATTGCTTTAGAAAGCCCTTCAAGACTGATGAGGTCACCTAGATATTCATCTACATAAGAACGACCATAATCCTCTGAGTCTATCCTAGTCCAACGCAGAGCTAGCATAGGAGACTTATCAATAGGCCAGCTACCGCCGGAGTCAGGGATGATCTGCCCTTTGATTTCCTGATACATACGCCACGTTTTACCGTCGAGATACATATGAGTATATAGAGCAACTTTCTTACCGTATTCAGCTTTAATATCTGAGGCGAGGTCAGCTCCTAGTGCCTCAAGTTCTTTTTCTTCGAGAACAGCAGGGGATACTTCTTCTTTAGTAATAATCTCTAGGACATTACCGTAGGGGTCCCGTTTAACGACATAACTGTCTAAACGAAATACTCTAATACCACCAACTTTAGGGAGGTAAACTAATACATTCCCAGCGACAATAAGGTGCTTCAGGGCTTCAAAGATAGGAGAACGGAGGCCAGATGTTTCGATTTCCGTCATCACGGAACGCTCTATCTGGTTTAATCCTTCTTCTACTTTAGCTCTAGCACCTTCTTCTCCGGTAAGTTCAGTAAGTGTTTGATCGTCTACTTGTAAACGAAAGAAGGGGGAGTTAGGGGGCAGGAGGGAGAGCAGTAATTTTGATGCTAGGTTATTTACACCTCTTGCACCAACACCTTGATATGGAGTGCTGTATTCCGTAGCCGAACTATGACCGCTCGGAGGTACGAGAGTTGGTATCGTTACCTCTGAGCAGTCTCTAGCTCGGTTCAGGAACATCTCACGCTCAACGGCAAGCTGCTCGTATTTTCCTGCACAAGTCTTACCGTTGTGCATGATATTAAGTTCCTACTCCACCAGATGAAGAGCCAGATGAGCCTGAGCCACCTGTAATAGATAGAACAGAACTAGTGTAAGGCTTAGAACCTGACTTTTTCTGCTTAGAACGCTTTTTACGTTGCTCGTCTGCACTTGTGGCTTCCGTCGGTGCACCTTGATCCAACACTGGTGGTGGAGGTGGTGGAGGAGGCGGAGGTGGCGGAGGAGCAGGTTTAGGTGATGACATACACATCAATAATTCTCCAATATATTTTCATTTTGTTGTTC